ATTCTTTAACGTAGGTGTGAGAACAATTTTAAGTCCTGCTGATATTAAAACAGGTAGTATTTCTAATAAAGACGGTTTGAAATTACTTGGTATGTTTGGCATTGATCCAGTTAAGTTCTGTGAAGTGTTTAACGGCAAATCAAAGGGCTCTATTGATAAATCAGCACCATACAATAAAACAGCAATCTCTAAGCTCTTGCAATCTGGTATCGGATATAATTACCATGTTGTTCATAAAATGGGTAAGAAAATTCTGAGTAAACAGATGAGCGAAGAGGCAATGAAAAAAGCCGCAAAGATTACTTCACCCATCACAATTTACTATGGTGGTAAGGGTGGTAATGGCAAACGTGTTGATATTGAATTTGAATCAGGTTCGTATAAATTTAAACTCAATATGAGGGATACCCAAGGTTCTGACGGTTATCCTACTCGATTAATGTGTGATTTCACACACAAGTAAGGAATAATAAAATGGGACTAGGCGCAAAATATATTGAAGATGATTTTTTAAATATTGCTCGTGGCAACGTAAAGGGTGTATCAAGTATCCATAAGTTTGGTGCCGTCCCTGCAATGTCAATAAATGCAACCGGCACTATTTGGGATGTTGATGATACCTTATATCCATGGAGTGCTTTTAACACACCTGGTGTATTAACTATTCCTGCAGTAAACCCAGCAGATAGTGGTGACAGTGTAAAAGTATACGGACTTGATGCTAATTTTAATTTAATTGAAGAAGATTTTATTATTTCAAGTTCTGGTACAGTTACTGGTACAAAAACTTTTGCTAGAGTATATAGAGCCTATTATTATGATAGCACGACGAATGTTGGTAATATTAATATTCTACGTGGTGGGGTTTTAGTGGCACGCATTACTGCTGGTAAAGCTCAAACACTAATGTCCGTTTATACAATTCCTGCAGGTTACACTGGTTATCTAATGCAAGGTACTGCTTCAATTCAATATGGTGGTGATGCTACAATTGAAATGTATGTACATTATTATGGACAAACAGCGTTCAGAATTGGCCACACCGCCGAGGTTGCTGGTACCGGTATGCCGTATAATTATAAATTTACAGTACCCACTGCAATACCAGAGAAATCCGACATTGACATAAGAGCAAAATGCAGAGCAAATAATTCCAAAATTACTGCAGCATTTGATATAATATTGGTGAGCAATACAATATGAATTTTAGTGAATTTATTACCGAACAGAAGAATACTCATATGCCCCATATAGAGGACAAAGTCCTTTATGGTGGTGTCAAAGGTACTCGTGAAGCAATCATTGCTCTTCGTTCTCTTAGAGATATGTTGGCCGGAACCCATGAAGGTAAGATCTCTATAAAATGGGATGGTGCACCAGCAATATTTGTTGGCACCGATCCAAGTGATGGAAAGTTCTTTGTAGCCAAGAAAGGTATCTTTAATAAGAATCCCAAGGTATATAAAACCCCAGCGGATGTTGATGCTGATACAAGTGGTGACTTGGCTGAGAAGCTTAAAGCTGCATTGAAACATCTACCGGCTCTTGGTATTAAAGGTATTATTCAAGGTGATTTTCTTTTCTCTAAAGCAGATGTAAATACAGAAAAGATTAATGGCAAATCCTATGTGACGTTCCATCCAAATACACTTGTCTATGCAGTACCCGCAAATACCGATGCTGCCAAAGCAGTAAAAGCAGCAGAAATTGGTATTGTTTGGCATACTACCTATACTGGTAATAGCTTTGAAACACTTAAGGCATCATATGGTGTTGATGTCACAAAGTTTAAAAAATCAACTAAGGTCTGGTCACAAGATGCTATGCTCAAAGACATGACCAAATATACAATGTCAAAAGCCGATACCAAAGAAGTTAATGATTACCTATCAGAAGCTGGTAAGATTTTTAATTCAATTGCAAGTACAACATTAAGAGAACTTGAACAGAATCAAAAACTTGCACAGACGGTTGAAACATTTAATAATACTTTTGTTCGCTCTGGTACTGTGGTTACCGACACAAATAAACATGTAAATAATCTTATTGCATATATTAAAAATAAATACCAAAAAGAAATTGATAAAGCAAAGAGTGAAAAAGGTAAACAATCACAAGCTTTAAAGATGAAAGATACGCTAAAATTTTTCTCGGTATCCAACAAGAAAAACTTGAAATTAATGTTTGATCTTCAAAAAGTTATTATATTAGCGAAATTAAAACTTATAAATATATTAAGCAAACTATCCTCAACAGAAACATTTCTTAAAACTAAAAATGGTTTTAGGGTTACTGGCCAGGAAGGGTTTGTGGCAATAGACACACTTGGTGGTGATGCAGTGAAGATCGTTGACCGTATGGAATTTTCATACGCCAACTTCTCACGGGATATATTAAAAGGATGGGATAAACCAACGAGGACATGATGTTAGATTTTAAAGACTTTATTGTAGTTGACTACAGACCGGGTGAACCGGACATTATCAAATATAGAGCACAACGTAGACGTCACATCGGCGAAGAAGTTGAGACAGAAGCTCTAACAGTGCCCCAGCGTTTACAACGCAAGCGGCAAATGACAAAATACAAAGGTAAGATTGCACTCGGCCGAGCAAGAGCCAAGCGTCGTATGGCCTCTAAAGATAAGTTAGAGAAAAGAGCCATCAGACAAGCGCGTATGGCAATCTTTAAGAAACTTACTAAAGATATTCCTAAGGGTGATTTGACATATCAGCGTAGAGCTGAAATTGAGAAACGCCTTGAGAAACCTGCTATCAAGCAGCGCATTAAAATGATTGCACGGAAATTGTATCCTCAAGTCCGTAAGAATGAAGTTGAACGAAAGCGCCGAGCATCCAGTAATGATTAATTCATTCAAAAATTACCTCGTTGAAGAGGAAAAGACAGTTTATTTTACCTTTGGTAGAATGAATCCTCCTACTATTGGTCATGAAAGTCTGCTGAAAAAACTATCAGAAAAAGCAGGTAATAATCCATACCGTGTATACCTATCACAATCACAGGATAAAGTTAAAAATCCTTTATCATATAAAGACAAAATAAAATTTGTCCGTAAGATGTTTCCTCGTCATGCACGATCTGTGATGATGAACCCCAAGGTTAAAACTTTCCTTGAAGCAGCAAGTGCACTATATGACGAAGGTTATAAAAATCTTGTCATGGTAGTAGGTTCCGATAGAATTAATGAAATGGACCTTCGTTTAAAGCAATATAATGGCGTTAAGGGTCGCCATGGTTTCTATAACTTTGCTCGCATCAATGTTGAATCTGCTGGTGAAAGAGATCCAGATGGTGACGCAGTAAGTGGTGCATCTGCCACCAAACAAAGACAATTTGCTAAGTCTAATGACTTCACAAGATTTGCCCAGGGTTTACCTAAAGGCATGAATAATCAGGATGCTAAGGGCATTTTTAATGCTGTTAGATCTGGTATGGGTCTTACAGAGACTACTGACTTTAATAACCATATTAAACTCAAAAAGGTTTCCGAGACTAGAGAAAAATATATTCAGGGTGATCTTTTTAAAGTTGGTGACAAAGTAAAGATCATCGAATCAAATAAAGTTGCAACTGTTAAACATCTTGGCTCAAATTATGTTATAATAGACCAGGATGGTCAATCTAAAAGAATGTGGTTGGAAGCAGTTAAAAAAGTTCCACATGCTTTAAACCCCACACTGTCATTAAAACACATGATGGGTCATGCCAAAATGCGGTTTGATAAAGACAATGATGGCGATGTAGATAATCTGGATAAATACACTCCGGATGAAATTGCTGGCACTGAAAAAGATATTACCAAAAAAATGTTTGCTAAAGGCGAAAAAGAAAAGCAACATACAAAAATTGGTAAAGCTTATGAAGCAACTTCTGCTGTTGATTTGGTCAAGAAAAGAATTGATCAGGAAAAGCAGACTGATGCCAAAAGACACGATCGAATGCTAGATAGAGCTCGATTAAGTGATACCAAAACAATTAACAAGAACACCAAGGGATGAGGACATAAAATGCCATTAAAAGTATCAGATGGAATGGGTGCGTGGATTGATGATTTTAAAAAATCAGATGCTCCGCAATTTAAAGGTAAATCTGCCAAGGAGCGTAGGGATCAAGCCATTGCTGCTTATTTGTCTGCAAAAAGAGACCAAAAAGAAGCAACTGGTGAGCAACCACCATTCGAAGGCCCTTATCTTAAAAAGAAAGTGGCCACACCCGGTAAACAGGGTTATGGTCCATCTGCTGCTAAGCATTTAGCTAAAATGGGGTTGAAGAAACAACTGGATAAGAAACCGGTAAAAGAATCAACAGCCGCATATGCCGCATCTCTGGAAAAAGAGAAAGAGAAACGTCTTACGACTAACGACCAGGATAAACTTGCTCGACTTCGTCGGATGATGGATCGTGAGAAAACTAAAGTTACTCGTGAACCTAAAGGTGAATACGATCGTAAAGTTACTGGTTATTTGAAAAAGAAATATAATAAAGAAGAAGTTGAACTTGGTGAAGAAACAACCTTTGAAGTAGAAGTAGAAGGTTTGCCCACGATGTATGTGAAGGCAAAATCACCTGGTGAAGTTAAAGCCAATCTACGTAAGATTGTAAAACAACCATCAATGATTACTGGTGTGTCACGTGTTACTGATGCGGAGATGAAAAAGGTCTTCCGCGACAAAGCACAGGGTCGCGAGAAAGATGATGATGATCTTGATGAAGCAATCAAAAAAGATAAGCGTGAAGAGATTGCTGAAGATATGAAATCTGCCGCAGCAGAACTAAGCAAATACGCCAATGCGTATGGCGGTATGGATAAAGCTGATTTCCAAAAAGCCGCAAAGCACATGAAAGCTGGCGATCACAAATCTCTTCATAAACAAATTAGTAAACTTGACACCGATCCTAGAGATAAGATTCTTACTACGCTGCACAAGCATGGCAATGATATTAAGCGTTATGGATATGCAACAGAAGAAGTTGAACAGATTGACGAGCTAAGAAAAAGTACTTTGCGCTCTTACATAGATAAAAAATCGGATGATCACGAGTCTAATAGAAATGCTGTAGCTGATGCACGTGATGCTCTACGCAAGCACCAAAGGAACAAACCTTCCCTTGATGCTCCTCTTAAACATCAATTTGACCATGACGCTAAGAAACGTGAACTAGAGAGAGATGTCAATGCTGCATCGAGAACTGCTACACGTTCAAATGTAAACATTCTTAAAGCAAAGAAACGTTTGAACAAAGAAGAAGTTGAGCAAGTTGATGAGTTGTCACAAAACACATTAAGACAATATCACGGTAAATCGGCGTTGGATATTAGAAAAAAGAGAGATCAATTAAACAAAGGTACACTGTCTACGGCTGACCACAAAAAAGCTCAAAGACGTGTAACTGGTATTAACCGCGCTGCCAATAAGATGGAAGAAGTTGAAGAAGGAACCGGCAGTCTTAAACCCGGTTGGATGTTAAAGGCTGATCCTAAACTTGGTGCTGCTGTAAAAGCAAAACAAGATCTTGCCAAAAAACGTCAAGCCACATATGGTGACAAATCAGCTGGACAGTCAGTTATGGATAAACTGAGAAAAGAAAAAGCATCAATGTGTGAACAGTGTGGTAAAGTTCATGAAGGTAAATGCTCATAATGAAATCATTTAAGGCATATACCGTTGAAGGTAGATTTGATAAGTATATTACTAAATCTACTCCCACAACGCCGGGGATTAAGAAAGTTTCTAATCCTGCTGGTCGCTCTGGTGATCACACTGAATGGGAAGTTACTGGCAAAACTAGTGCAGATAGAAGAACATTCAAGAAAAAGAAAGATGCCATGGAATATTTGGCGGACATATCCAAATGAAATCATTTAAGACATATACAGAAGAGATGAGCCACAAGTTGGATTGGGGTTTACCCTCAGCTACGGCTCATGCCAAGAAAATGACACCAGGTCAAACTGAGGCAACCTATCAAGGTAAAAAAGTGCCGTTGAATAAACCTATGGCCGGTGACATTAAAAAATCTAAAGTATATGTTGATCCAGATGGCGATGGCAAAGCAACCAAGGTTAATTTTGGCCATGGTGGTACATCTGCTAAAAAAGCAGGTGAGAAAACAATGCGAATTCGTAAGAGTAATCCTGCGGCCAGAGCATCGTTCCGTGCACGCCATAATTGTGATAATCCAGGACCAAAAGATAAAGCACGTTACTGGAGCTGTAGAGCTTGGTAATACATAAACATATATTCAATAGGAACATTTGATGGCTACGGATAATCCGCAAACGCAACGACTAGATCGCATTGAAGAAAAGATAGATAAACTATCGGATGCAGTTATTGCTATTGCTCGAACAGAAGAAAAATTGGCCAGTCTCCAAGCTGACCACAATAAGAACTATGATCGTATGAATCGATTCTCTGAAAAATTGGATAGCATTGAATCTTGTGTTCAAGATCAAGCTAGAACAATTGGCGTTATTAATAGAGTATTTTGGATATTTCTAATATCAGTCGCTGGCGCTATGGCAGCAATGTATATCAACTAAGGATAAAAAATGGAAAAACAAACTAATGTCCGCGAGGGTTGGGATGATATGCTCAAAGCCGTACGCGATAAAAACAAACAACAACCCAATGGTGGTGCTGGTAAAAAACAAGGCACTCGTTACGGTGGTGGTAAACAAGTTCCTGATAAAGACCCCGGCCGTCCTGTAAAAGAGAAATTGGACCCAGTCGGCAAGGCCGATGCAGATATTAATAATGATGGTGTTGTGGATAAATCAGATAAGTATCTACACAATCGTCGTAAGACAATTAAAAAGGCCATGGGTACTAAGGGCGAAACTGCTACGATGAATCCCAAGCTGTCAACTGGTTCAGTAAAAGAAGCTACGAATGAATCGGTTACATCTGCCGATAAGAAACCTGAAGCATATGTCGCTGCTGATGATAAAACAAAATACCGTATGGTATCAAAGGATAAGAATATGGTTAAAACCGAATCACGGATCAGAGAATCTTTGCTCTCAGTATTAGAGAAAAAAGACCCACACACTAAGGGTTCAATTGCACAACCTATGGATGATAATCTTTCTGGCGAAGGCGCTAAGAAAATGAAGAAAGATCATGAGCCTGAAGTTAAGCTTGATGTGAAAGATGTTCATCCTGACACAGAAAAAGCAGTGGATGTTGTTGGTAAAGCCAAAGCCCGTGCTGGTGATAATCAACAAGGTGACAAGAAGATTGTTAACCCCGTTGATGATGTTACCAAAAAGGCTGGTTATAAGACAGAAACTTTCATTGATCGCATTTCTGCCATTTATAAATCAATGCTAAAATAATAGAGGTTCTATATTATGCAAATGTTAAATGAAGCGCCACCCAATAATACAGGCCTTGAGAATATGAGTGTTCCTCAACTCATGGCTTTGGCTGAACAATTGGGTGTTCAAATTGATGCTCGGACCCCACACCATGAGATGTTGGCAGAGTTACAGGAAATTTTGATTTTAACAAAGATGTATGGATAGGATATATAAGGTTGTGTTAAAATAACCTTATATAATCTATGCTTGTTTTTTCTGAGTTGACTGAAGAGAACTTGTTTCTCTATGCTGCAAAGCATTATTATAGTCCGACATTTACTGATGCTGATGAGTTTAATGATGATTTAAATAGGTTTAAATACATTAAACGATTAGTGAATAGGTATTTGTCAGGTGAGGAATTACCAGATAGACTGATAATGAATCACCTTATTGTAGTTTCCAATGTTTTTGGCATTGAAGCTATGCTTGAGATACTTGGACTTAAATTAGAAAAGAAGCATTGGGCGGTGATTAAACCATTTCTAATTTTCTTAAAGTATATAAAGAACGACCAGTATACTGAAATTGAAATGGATAAAGTAGTGATACAAAAGATAAGAGAAGTACATGGGAATCGTTAAAAGAGCAGCAGATTTAGCTTATACAATTAGGTTTGTTACCCTAATGTCGACTCCGTTTGAGAGTATGGATGCTTATAAGTTGGGCATTATTGATGCCGAAGGTAAACGTGTTAAGAGTGTAAAATTAGATTCTGATGAAAAGAAAAGTGCATACACACCATTCATTAGATTGGCTGTGAATGTAAAACGGCTTTTATCAAATGTACCTGGTGGTAGTAGTTCGTTGGGTAGTTTTGCCGCCGCATTATATCTCATTAAAGAAAACTATAAGCTTGAAGATAAACAACTTGAGAAGATTGTTTCCAAGTTGGGTATTGAATCCCTTGACTTTATCCTTGAAAAATCCGAATGGTTTATTACTCGTGATGAGATGTTAAGTCATGGACTATATAGACTTAAAAATGAAAAGATGATTAACTCTACATATGATGTAGTTTGTAATCAAAAAGATCCCATTAGAGTAAATGAAAATGCCTATCCTGTTGGGCAAGTGTTTGGAATAAA